CACGGAAGCTCGGCAAAGCCATTAACGCGGACATCAGCGACCGGATGGTTAAATTAGAACACAAAGCGGTGAAGGAGGAAAAGGACAATGTGCGGCTGCAGCTGCTCGTCCTATTCTCAGACTATCCTGAAAACGTGTCAGAAATACTAGAAGTAGCGCATCATTATTTCGTTGATGTACAAGGCGACTGGTATATGACGAACATGTTTAATAACTGGCTGACGAAAAACAACGTCGGGCAGCCGGAATGGTTTGACCCTACAAAATGAGCAAGAAAACAAAGAGTTTGGACAAGTATGTTGTGGCGGCGATGATCTACATCGTGGCGTGGAGCATCGCATTTTTTACAGCATGGATCGTGAAAGGCGAAGAGCCGTCTGTACTGGAAGGATGTATTTTATCACCCGGCGTTGTGGAACTGGTTTGCGCGGCATGGATAAAGCGCGGAAAGGGGACTAATAATGAACGAAACAACATTTCAGATAGCGGAGTTGCTGGTGAGGATTGGGACACTTTTGCTGATTGCGGTATTGATACCGGCAGTTCAGAAGTGGATGAAAAATAAACAGATCGACAGTGCAGTACAGAAAGCAGTATATGCCGCACAGCAGTTATTGTGGGCACAGGACGGCAAGAGCAGAAAGAAATTTGCCGTAAATCTAGCGACAGAACTGTTAGAAAAAGCCGGCATAACCATCAACGCAGGGCAGCTGTCTGCACTGGTGGAAGCGGCAGTGCAGGAAATGCACATCGCGCGCGGCGATTACAAGGAGATCAAGGATGACGGAACAGCAGAATAAATTTATCGCGGAAATTGCGCCGATCATCGTGAAATACGCTGCGCAGTACGGATACAGCGTAACATCCGTTACAATCGCGCAGGCGTGTCTGGAATCTGGTTTCGGAAATGCGTGGAGCCGGCGTAATAATAACTACTTCGGCATCAAATACGGTACGTGGGTAAAACGTTCTGCCATTGCATCGAAAATTACCGTTGTGCAGGCACGGACAAACGAAGAGTACCGCGTCGGACAGCTGACATCCATTATCGACGGTTTTTGCAAATGCCCCGACATGGACACCGGCGTAGCTTTGTACTACGAATTTCTGCGCGTTAACAGCAGATATAAGAATCTGAAAGGGTGCAAAACCGCCGCGGAGTTTGCAAACAAGATCAAGGCAGACGGATATGCAACGTCCAGTTCCTACGTGCAGAGCCTTCTTCGTTGCGTAAATGAGTGCGGATTGGAAAAGTACGATCATGCGGTTTCCGCGGCAATCAATCCGCAGGAATCAACCACAAGAGTGCTGAAGCAGAAGGATAAGGGAACAGACGTAAAACACATGCAGGAAATGCTGATTGCGTGCGGATACTCGTGCGGTCCAGCCGGCGCTGATGGGGTTTTCGGTACCGGAACATTTGTTGGATTGTGCGCTTTCCAGAAGGTCTCCGGTCTTGCGGTTGATGGAATCTACGGTCCGAAATCTGTCAAGGCTCTTGAGGTGGCATACGTCCAGAACAAGAACCGTAAATCTGTAGACACGATAGCCCGTGAAGTTATCGCAGGTAAGTGGGGGACCGGAAGAGAACGTATCGACAGGCTTGAAAAAGCAGGGTACGACGCGGCGCAGATACAGCACCGTGTAAACGAACTGGTTCGGAAATAAAACGCTGAATAGGCACGTTTTTTGGCAAATCAGACAGTATACAAATAATAAACAAAAGTTTAAAAGGAGCAGACTATGCAGGTAAAAGGTACGGACGGCATGGGCGAAAGCATCCGAAATTCTGGAAGCACTTCCACCAAGAAGGGCGGAGGCGGAAAGAAAGGCGGAGGACGCAAAGGCGGAAGCGGTGGTGGTGGAAGCTCTGCGCCTTCTTATGACTGGGACTCTTGGTACAAAGGAAGAGCCAACAGTCTTAACGGTATTTACGGAAGTGCGCGCGGAGCATACGGAGACATTGAAGGTATTATCAATGGACTGTATGGAACCGGAGAAAGCATCTACAACCAGAACAAAGGCCTTCTTAACGATTGGCTTGGAAAGGCGGAAGGACTCTACAAAGAGAACATAGGCCGTATCGACAATCTGAAAGGTGAAGGAACTGGGATTCGCGACAGGAACCTTAATAACCTTGAGGACTGGAAGAAGGTTGGAACCGAAACAAGGGATCGCAACCTCGGGGATATCAATAATCTCGAAAATGAAGGACGGGGAAATTATCAGAATGCGTTCGACAAGCTTACAGATTATCTCAATCAGGGAAAATCTGCGGCTGCGGAGAACAAGGGCAATGTAAATAACGCTTATGACACGCAGAACGGCCTTCTTCAAAAGATGTATCAGGCTTCTATTGCGAACCTTGAGCGTGTACTTAATGAGAACATTGACAAGACGAACAGAGAAGCAGAGACAGCACAGCGTCAAACGTATATTAACAACAAGCTTCAGGATAGAGCGCTCGGGCAGCAGTTATCCGCTTCCGGCTTGACCGGCGGTATGTCGGAAACAGCGCGTGCAAGGCTCAACAATTCGTACAACACACAGCTTGGAAATATCCGGAGTACTGCGGCAGACAACGTTTCTAACCTTCGTTCCAACTATCTTACAAACCTTACGAACGCGGAAGTTGAGAAGAACAAAGAGGCGATTAATATGGAGCAGGCAAGAGCACAGCTTTTGAACTCCATTAATGACCGTCTTACAGATGTCACCGGAAATTATACGAACATGTATAACAATGTGAACGGGGATCTCACTAATTTCCTCACGAACATTACTGGACTTCGCAACAACGTCCGCGACAATTACAACACGTTCTACGGGAATTATACGAATGCTAAGAATCAGGTCGAAGAGAACTATCGAAACTTCCTTACGAATGTGACAGGGCTGTATAACACTGCCAACGACAACTGGTCGCAGACCAACGGAAACTATGCTGCTCAGATGGCGGAAGTCAATAATAACTGGGCGAATTTTAATAGTAATATTGCGGATTCCAGAATCAGCAACAGGCAGTCTCTTGCATCGGCAGAGCAGGCATATTACAAGGCGGTTGACGAACTTAACAGTCAGCTGTTCAAGAACACCGGATATACGCCGAATTACGGAAGCATTTCATTTAATGGAAGCGCATACAAGCCAGGATACAAGGCAGCGGCAAGTCAGGACTGGTATTCTCCGCAAGGGTTTTCCTATAACAGCGTAAGTACGGACGGAGTAAGCACGCCGGCATACGTCAATAATCCGGCGGCATATCAGCTTGTTGATACGTCAAAGGTCAGCCCTGCATACAACTTTGCCATTTCTCAGGCAGGCCAGGCAGCATTGCAGAACATGAGTAATTACGGCGATATCAATACTATGAACGCGCAGTTCAATCCGACGTATGCACAAGCTGTTCAGAACGCAATCAACGCCGGTACGTATGCAAAACAAAGCATGCAGCAGGCGCAGGAGGCGAACAATGCTCAGAGGTATCAGCGGCTTCTGGCGCAGGCAGAAATGCAAAACAAGAATGGCGCGTCGGCACAGGACATTGTTAATACGCTTGTTAGTAACGGCATGACAGACGCAGCAACAATCAAGCAGATTATTGGTCAGCTCAAATAAGGAGACTGGAATAATGGCTTTTAATTTCAATGATGATGAATTGAACAAAATGATCCAGAACGCGATAAGCGCGCAGCAGGCACAGCCGGTGCAGGTACAACAGCCTACACCGGTTCAGGTCGCCGCGCAGACCGCACCTCAGCCACAGGCTCAGCCGCAGGCTGTTCCTCAGCAGGTGCAGACGCAGAGCGTGCCTAGCGCGGCTCAGTCCTGGGACAATGCTGTACGGCAGTCGCAGGGCACGCAGAATTATTATTCTCAGCTTCTCGGAGACATCGCAGGAGAAATCAATACTGCAAACATGGTCAAATCCGGAAAAGCGCAGGACGAACAGACGCAGAAGAACAATATTGCGAAGATATCGACACAGCTTGCAAAAGATCCTTCTATGGCGCTTCAGGCCGCTTCAATGCTTGATCAGCGCAATCAGCAGTACAGGCAGATGACGAACGGCGCAACAGACTACGGTGCGGCAATTCAGCGAACCGTAAATCAGGCTACCGGACAGAATGTGTCCATTCCTTCGCTACAGGGCGCGCCTAGAACGCCTCAGCCGCAGGGTACAGGACACGACGTGTCCGCTCAACAGATTCAGCAGGGGACAGACCAGAACGGCATTAATCCGGAAATCCTACAGCTGGCAAAACAGGCAAACGATTATGCGCTTCAGATGTCGGGCGGGCAGCAGACACAGGAGCAGGCAATGGCTAACATTGCTAAGATTGCATCGCAGATCCAGACGGATCCAGACACGTACAACAGGGTAAAAAGTTTTTTCGGCGGGCTGACGGGACGTAGTAATACCAAAAGCGCCGCGCAGATTGCGCAGAACACGAATACTAATACAGCGCAGGGTTCTGCACAGTCTGTTCAGTCTGCAAGCGTAAACAAGCAGGCTGTCACGTCAGCTCAGAAAGCGGCGCAGCAGGCGCAGAACAATTACAACAGCTTGCAGAAGAAATATAAGGATCAGCAGAAAAAGCAGTCACAGCTGGAGCAGATGCAGACCGCGCTTGCACAGGCGAAGAAGTCCGGAGACCGCGAAGCCACAAAAGAAATCGTAGAGGAAATCCGGCAGTATCGGGCAGACAATGCGAATACTGTAACGAAAGAGCAGGTTGCGGCGGCACAGAAACGTTACGAACAGGCAAAAGCGGCAGAACAGAAGGCACTGACGCAGAATCAGGCAACAATACAGCCGGCGAACGGAACTTTTGAAAAAGCCGAAGGAGCAACAGACGTAAAGAATCTGTCTCCGCAGAGCACGCTTGCGCAGGCGCAGGCTCTTGTTAATGCGTCGAAAGCTCAAAAGCTCACAAAAGATCAAAGGGCAGAAGCTAAAGAGCTTTTAAAGCAGTATGACAGCCGCGCAAGGGCTGCGTCACTTGGCAAAGGTGAGCCATTAACCGACGAAGAAAACGAAGCATACGCCGCGCTGAAGAACACAAAGACGGGTTCTGCGTTCATGAGCGGTATTCTCAGTGCGTTCCCGTTTACGCAGCGCCTTGCGGAAAAGGCAGGAAATGCAGTCGGAAAGCTTACCGGAGAGAAGGACGCAGGGACAGAAGCGGCAAAACAGCTCGAAGACGTCAACGATCAGGCGCAGAATCAGCATAAGCTTGCATACGGCGCCGGAAATATGGCAGGCAATGCCGCAAAATACAGCGGATACGGAAAGATCGCAGAAGCGGCAGGCGTTGTTCCGGCAATTACAAATACTGTATCCGGCGCGCTCGGTCTGAACAATCCGCTTGCTAACACAGCCAAAAACGCGGCGGCGAAGGAGTTCATTTCTCAGCTTGCTGATGTTGGCGCCGGACAGGTCGCAGATACGCTTTTTGATACTATTCCAAGCATTGCGGACAATGCCGAAAGCGGAAAGTACAAAACCGCGGACGGAAAAACGGACAAAAAACAGATCCTTAATGACATTGCGGATAATCAGGCGAAGAACCTTCTGTTCAACATGGGAGGGAATATCACAGGGCAGATCTTCGGCGACTTGATTGACCGCGGCGCAAGAGCGGCGGCAGGATCAGCCGAAAGCGTGAGCGTTCCTGGCATCGCAGACCGTGCGAACATGCTTGCACGCAATGCAGATGAAACAGCAGAGAACACGGCGGATGCTATTAAAGCGCAGATTCCTACGGAAGAGGCCGCAAAATCGGCTGAAACCGCGGCTCTTTCGCAGAATACGGCAAAGCCCGCACAAGAAACCGCGCAGAACGTAAATGGCTCTAAAATACCATCTATTGCCGATTCTGACGAGCTTGAGAAATACAAAAAGTTTGCGAACGCAAATTCTACGTCTGATATCGCAAAGCCTATTTCTGAAAACGCGAAGGAAGATAATATTCTTGATCCGCTTGTCGGAACTTCTGACGGAAAAGTAAATGGCGACAGTGATGATGCGTGGGATGAACTTGTAAATTACGTTCGGGAAAACGAAGCTGCACGGAAAAGAGCACAAGAAGCATACGATCCGCAGACAAGGACGTTCCATTACGCTCCGGAGCAGGATGATTTAGCCCTTGATAATGTTCAGAAGACAATGCAGGGGACAACAGAAGAAACCGCTCAAAGCGCGGAAAATATGCCATTTTCTGATGCTTCTAACAACATGAAGCAAGGGACGCAGAATGTTTCCGGTTCACAGCCTCAGGGCTTGAATAGCAGCATGCGCGGCGGCAACAATTTTACATCTGATTCCAAGAACGCGACAGCTGACGACTGGCTGGCGGAAAGCGGATTTTCACGCGGCATGAACGACGAAGCGGAAGGAACAAGAAAGCTTTCCAAGGTTCGCGCAAATACCATGGAAAATGCCGGCATTTCCACGGATGAAGAGCTGAATAGCAATTTTTCCAAGTCGCTGTACACGTATCAGACAGAATCTGAAAAGAAGTCGCTTGATACCGCGGCAGACAGGCTGTCTTCCAATTTCAAGGAAGAAGAAAAGAGACTGACTGCGGATACTTCCAGCATGTCAAAGGAAGACTTTAACGCCAAATACAAAGGCTCCGATGTCGATGAAATGATGATGCTGTATTCACACTACAGTAAAGCGGCACGGAATGCGGAAAATCCGGAAGAAAAAGCGTTCTACTATGCCAAGGCAAGAGCGGTTACGCAGAACATGCAGAAGGTCGGGACTGAAAGCGGTCAGACGATTCAGAAGTTCGCAAAATGGACGCAGACACCGGACGGCGTTGTAGCTGCGGCTCAGAGCATGCAGGAAAAGCAGATGCAGAAGGCGTTCAATACTCCGGGCGGGAAGCATCTGAAATACGAAGCAGATGAAGCGGCCAAGGAAATCAAGTCACAGCTGCGGCAGATGTTCGCAGAGGATCAGGTAAAAGCGGATGCCTTGCAGCAGGACCGTGAAAATGTCCGGAAAGTCGTTGAGTCCACAATCGGAAAATATAATCGCTTGAAAGGAAAAGTAAGCGATAAAGGCATTGAAGACCTTACGAATTATATTTGTGATACAAAACAGTTTTCTGATATCACAAATACAATGGAGTTGTACGCTACAGGGCACGGAGTACTGACAGATCAGGACTATGACCATATCATAGATATTTTTGATCGGGCGCAGATGATGCACTTCGGAAGCAAGGAACGCGCAGACCTTGAAAAAGAAGGATATGCCTATATTGCAAATAAGATCGGCATCAATAAGAGCTTCTGGGACAAGGCAAACACCGTGCGTTATTTCAGCATGCTTAGTGGCACAACAACGAAAATCCGTAATAAAGTCGGAAACAGCATGTTCGGCGGCCTTACAAACACGACGGACAACTTCGCTGCAATCAACCAGAATATCATGGAGAAGCTCGGAAAGCTGTCAGGGGAGCCGGATGCTTTGAGGTATAAAGCGGACCGCGCGACAATTTTCGGAAAGGCAGACCGCTTAAAATACGAAAATCCCGTAAAGGAAATCACGGACGATTACTTCGGGCGATACCTGGATGTTGGCATGAAAGAACCTATTGCGTCTTCTGAAATCATGAATAACGGCGCAGCGTTCGGAAATGCTGACTATTCATTCAATTCCGGTGCAAAAGGCATTAAAGAGCAGGCTCAGGACTTCGCAAAGAATGTCAGCGCAGGGAAAAATATTATAGAAAAAGCCGGCAATGCGTACCAGTGGATGGCAGATCAGAACATGGAATCCCTGTCTGACTACGGCGCGATGAAGAACAAATTTGCATTTTCCGTTGCTCAGAGAATCAAAAAAGAGGGCATGGATGGTGCTACGTTCGCGGATTGCGTCAGGAAAATGGGCGTTCTTGACGACGAGTCGAAGTTTACGGTCGATGCGGCGCAGAACATATATTCCAGAATGCAGAAGGCAGGCGTTTCTATTGATGATGTTAAAGCCGCGCTGCGTGGAGACATTAAAGACATTTCTAACGCTGATAAGCTGACGGCAGCAGAAAAGGTCATTCAGGATGCCAGAAATAGCCGTATGCTGAATGATGATAACATGGTTGAATTGCTGGAAAAAGTTAAGCAATACAACAGTGTCGGCCCTGAAATCAGGAGCAAGATTAACAACATTGTGAATTCGTCCGTAGAAGATGCGAAATACGCTACATTCCATACGGATGACAGGATTGCCGCAGATATTGCGAACAAGATCAGCGACATTGAGAACTCCGGAGCAATCGGAAAAGTTCTTATTGGCGGCGGCCTTCCGTTTAAGCGGACACCTGCGAACATTGTTGAAGCCGGTACAGATTTTTCGCCTATTGGAATTGCACGTGCTCTTGCAGAATACCATACAGGGAAAATTTCCAAGTCTCAAGCTATTGATGAAATGACACGCGGCATATCCGGAACAGGGCTGATTGCGCTTGGATCTTATCTTAACGCAAAGGGCATTCTGACAACGGATTTTGACACAAATTCTAAGTATTACAAGCAGTCTAAGGGCGAACAGGAATGGGCGTTAAATATTCCTGGAACAGATGTATCCGTATCTATGGACTGGGCTGTACCGCTGATGCTTCCAATATTTACCGGTGCGGCAATGAACGAAATGTTCACAAGTGAAGAGGCAGAGAAGGGAGATGATGAGAACGGTAAATGGTATGATCGCGCGTTAGACCGTACAGAGAACGCACTTACGGCAATGTCTAAAATTGCAAATCCGGTTGTTGAAACTACGATGCTTCAGGGCGTTGCTGACTTCCTTGACACAATGGCAGGAACAGATGATCGCGGCAATGAAGATACGACAATTGCGGAAAGAGCTGTTCGCGGCATAGGAAAAACTGCACTGAATTACGGCACGCAGATGATTCCTTCAATTCTGGGTGCTGCCGCCAGGACCGTAGACCCGTACAGAAGAAGTGCGTCCGTCAATGAAAAGGTGGGGATTGCAAAGGATATTAAAAAGGTCGCCAAGCAGTCGCTGAACAAGATCCCGTTTGCGTCGGAGCAGAATGAAAATTACGTTGATCAGTACGGAAGGAAACACTTCAACACCGGAACAATCACAAATATCGGAACAGACCCGATTGATTATCTCGGGCGCGCAGTACAAAACTTCCTTCTGCCGACGTATGTTTCAAAGAGAGAGTCTGAACCCGTTGATTATGAAATACAGAGATTGTCCACAAAGCTTACTGATATAAAAGCAGTAAATAAGCTAATACCAGACACGTATCTTAATAAAAATCCGGTTAGCGGCAAACGATTGTCCAACAGTGATGTAACGAAGTATCAAGAAAACGCAGGAAGCCTTAAGCTCAGTATGGCGAACGCACTTGTACGGTCCAAGCAGTACAACGAGCTGAAAACCGATGACGAAAAAGCGGAAGCACTTGGCATTGCCTATAATCTGTCTGAAAAGCTGACACAGAACCAGATGTTTGGCAAGGACTTGGGAGACTATCAGAAATACGCAGATGTTTACAACGCCGGCAAGACGGACGAAGAAAAAGTCAAGAACGTCGTTAATTACCTGAATGTCAAAAATGAGATTGCAAGCAACGAAGAGAAGGGCAAAAAAGCCAAGATCGAAGCATTGTCAAAGCTCAGTGACAAGGACGTTACACCGGTTGCAAACGTAGTTCTGAATATCGGCTCAAAATCAGCAAGCAAAAACGACAATGCGATTGCCGAAAAATACGGCATACCGGCACTCATTGACTTCTATCAGAACGGTTATTCTGTTTCCGAAGAAGGCAAAATGCCGTCGTCGCTGGAAGAAGACATCGCGGCATCTAAGAAATTCCCTAAGAATCAACAGCTGGACATGTTACAGCACTATCTGAAACAGGATACGACAGGGTTCAGCCGGTCGCTATCGACACTGGACGCAATGAAGCTGTTACAGGATCACCCGAAAGAATCGAAGAAGATTCAGGAAATGATGAACGGCAGTGCCAAGGGGCAGATCAAGATGCAGAAGGGCAGTGCCGTGTATGTAGACGGCAAGGGCAAAACGCACAGCTTGCAGGAGAAGCAAGCGCAGTATAATGCCAGGGCTGCTAAGAACGGCAAGTCCGTTCCCGAAAGCATGGAAGATCGGCTTGCGGCAATCAGGGCAAAGAAAGACGCGACAGTTAAGAACAATCTTTACTACGGAAACACGGAAGCATATCAGGATTCCGGAACAGGTGAAATTCCGTCACTGAAATTTAACGTTTCTACGTCAAAGAGCTATGAGCGGTATTCATCGTCAAAAATACCTGGACTTGATACCTCGACGGACGGCTATTCGCGGATGTTCGGAACAATCGACAGCGGATACGGAAATGGAAACGGGCGTATCTCAAAATCGGAGCTTCGGTCTTATCTCGATGCTTCCAATTACACGCAGGAACAGAAGCGGCAGCTGTGGGACGTATACGCTTCCGGACAGTCTCGGAAGAAGAATCCATACTAATTCCGTGTTGCATCTGTGTTGCATAGCTAAATAATTTACGTATAATTTGCGGTATTCACGCTATTTTGTGGATACCGCAAAAATGTTGATAAAACAGGGAAAAAATGGAATAATTCAGCAGATTCAACATGTGATAATACAGGATTATGTTTTCCAGTGAGGAATACGCAATTAAAC